TGCCAGTAACATATTTCCTCCCCTTTAGTTAAAGATGGAGGGGAAGATCCATGCATATTGTATAAATTTAAAACATCGAACCGATCGATGGGATTCTTTTAATGCGCAACCCGAAATGGTGAACTTCAAGGCCGTGCATGAACTAGAACGATTTGATGCGGTCAATGGTTCTACCGTTAATATCAAAAAGGATGAACGTATTTCGTTACGTACCAAGCGGAATATTGAACGGGCACTCCGGCGTGATCACGAAGAACTTGATTCTGCCGGCGGTGTTGGATGCTACTTAAGTCATACAGGCGTATGGAAAAAGTTTTTAGAGCGTTCTGAACCTTACGCCATCATCCTTGAAGATGATGCAGAAATCCCTCTAGGATTTACTGCCACGCTTCACAAAGCTATGCGCAGTGCAACTCTTTTACCTGACGTACCCGACGTATGGTTTTTTTCTCCGACTCGATCTGGAAGATGGTTTTATGAAGGAAAGGGGGTTCCTTATCCAGCCGACCAGAGTCAATACAAGGTGGGTCCATGGATCACAAAGGCCTGCGGATATTTCACAGGTTACCTTATTAGCAGAAGAGGTGCCGAACGCCTATTAGAATCTGCATTCCCCATCGACATGCATGTAGATATGTATACTTGCCTAAATGCGGATATGGGTAGAGTATTTGCCGTTTCCCATGAAGATATTTCTATACACGGTGCTCAGGAAAACTCCGATATAAATGTCTATGCATCATGCCCCATATGTGATATTCCGAGCAACTATCAAGAAAAGGGGATAGTCGTCGTGAATATCCCTATTTTAGTCGTTGGCCTGGGTATAATGTATGGGCTGTGGTATATGAGCAATATGCGACGACGGCGGTAATGACATATCTTCAAAATAAGTCAGATTTCTTTTTAAGAAATGCGATTTATTTATGTTTACTCCTGAGCCTCACCCTCACCCTCACCCTCGCCCTCGCCCTCTCCCTCCTCAGCCTCTCCACCCCACTCCTTGGAACGCGCAGGTGATACCGCCACATAGGGCTCCGCATCCATCAGACGCTTCTTCTCAAATCCGCGCAACTTGTTCACCACCTGAATCGCATTCTGTAGGCGCACACTAAAGTTCTTTGCGCGCAACTCATCGCGCCACTTCAGGTGCAGTAAGTATACTGCAGGCTTCAGCGCAGTAGGCAGATCCTTGAATGCCACCGCATGCGCCTTGTGCACATCGGTGTACGCAGCCAAAACATCGGCCGTGCGTGCGCGCAGAATCTGCTCGTACTCCCAGAACAGATCGCGATCCTCCGAATAATGTTTCAGATAATCCGTCACCTTCTTAAAAGCCCGCAGACGGAAAAAGCGATCCAGCGCAGTAGCCTCACTTCCACGGAGTTCACGTAACAGTTGATACGTGGGCGTCCGCAGACGCCAGCGCCCGCCGGCACCATTCTTAAAGACGAGCCCCTGCCAACGCCACCCGCGCTGCGTGGAAGTACGCTTCAAGAGATCCTCCACATTCGCCTCCGTCGCAAAGGTGCGCGTCGGATAACTAGGCACTTGCAGACGAGAAAGCGCCTGAGGCCAGTTCACCGCGCGCTCCGACATGTGCACAAGGCCGTCACCAGTCGTATAACCAGTGTGCACGACATAGAGACCAGGAGCAGCAAATTTCGCCACAACACGGTGCTCAGGGTGCTGTACAACAAAACTAGCAAATGCCGCCACGGCCTTCGTCTCAGCACGAATACTCTCCAGCGAATCACGCAGCGCATCCATCGTCTTTAAAGGGGTTGTTGCGAGGCACTCCTCAAAGAGCGTGCCAAATGTCTTATCACTGTAAAAGCCATTCTCACCTCCCACGCGAGTCCGGGTGGCTACTTGTAGAACTCCGTCAACCACCCACGCATTCATCATGAACCCATCCGCAAAGTCCTCAACGGAAGAGAGTTGAACTCCGAGCGGCGGCATCCCATCCTGTGCGCGAGGAGGGGCAACACACAGAGGCAGATTTCCGCTCGTGTCCCAGACTACAGAGCGGAAGAAATCAGTGGATGCATCTTGAGCACCCCCCTTCTTCTCATAGCGAACCACCGCGAGGCCGTCCTGCTCAACTACCCGCAGACTACCCCCGTCCTGGGATTCGAAATGCGCCTTCATCTCAGGCCAGGTCTGAAAACGATTACGTAACTCCTGAAAGGTGCTGATCTTGAACGACATGTGATTTGTATACATGGTATGATAAGCAGGTTCTTAAGCGCCCGTTTTATAAAGAGCTTTTGCGGAGAAGGGTGACAGTTCTAGTAGCAAACTAGTATAGGAAGGATGTCTGAACAAGTTGAAAAGGAGGATACAACACTTGTTGAGGAACCCCCTATGGAGGAACAACAAGAACAAGAGTTAGCGCCACCCCCTGATGCCCCTACATTTGAACTAGGCGACCGTGTCTATATTCAAGGAGGTCGGTACAATGAAACGCGTGGGCGAATTTATTACATGGACGATGATCTGCTGCGTATTTTACCCGATGGAGTCTCCGACAGAGTCGTTGATATTCCTATTGAGAATGACGATTTCGCAGAAGATCTGGGGATTGAGAACTTCTTCCTATTGTCGAAACGGGCTGCTCCCGCATTCGTAACGCAGATTGATGCACGTGTAGGACAGGTCGCGGATTCCTTTGCTGGCGATGGAAGCCTCGGCATCCAATACACTATAAAGGAGGTGGGCGAGGCGGAAGACTTTCTTATGCTAGCGGATGATACGGGCGGCGAACTACGCGTAGAATGTGCTTTCCGCGGTATTCCCCGAGATCTTCCATTTGTTGTTCTCCGACCCAGACAAGGACCCGTTCTGACGGAAGAACTGAATGCTGCGGCAAATGCGGCTGCGAATGCCGCCGCTGCTGTGACAGAAGAGGCCGAAGAAGACTTCTTTGAAGACATTGAGTTGCAGGAAGAGAAGGAGGAAGAAGTATTCGGCCTTGTGGAACGCCCTGCAGCCATGCGAACATATCCCGATCGCGTTCAGCGCGACGAGATGTTCCGCGATATTCTCGAGGCTCTTCCTCTTACAGCCCAGCGATCCCCCGCGGAACAGCGACAGACTCGCCAGTTTGTCGAGCAGTTCATACTCATGCGCAATAGTCTAGTGGAATATGACTCTGCAGGTGATCCGATCGGTAAAATAACCACGTCGTTTCAGACGATTGCAGAACTACTCGAAAAGGGGGATATCCCACTCGCTCGTCCCATTTTGGATGCAAATCGCACTCTGTATCTTGATAGCACAGGTGACGACCCTATTGAGGTTCCAGGAGCGAGCATCAATGTGCAATACTTGGACAAAGTACTCGACGAGTCCAATGACTATCTGAATACGCAACTGGGCGGTGTAAGCAATATGCTACAGCGCAGAAACAATCTCCCACAGTGGTTTGCAACATGGGACGAGTTTTTCGAGAAATTCATGAGGCCGTGGACATCACAGGGGGCAGCCGGTGAAACAGTCTCATTCAAGGGGGACAAGGAGTTTATTCGTGGCCCCATACCCGATGGAGAATCCGAAGGTGCTAGTGGACTTCCCAGACCCAAGGGCATGGAGACAAGCACTGTAAAAGACGTCGTGACAACGAGTTCTATAGGAAATGTCGTGATGCCCCTACAGAGAGGCATTGGGCCAAGAATCACGCGGCTCAAGGATAAATACCCCCTTCAAATGATCGAAACCGGTGACGAAGGTGTGATCACCAATCAACTTCTCTTCCCCCTTCGTGTACAACGCGATCTCGGTCTAACACGCTCAGGCATTCTGACAAAGGATATCGCGTTTTCTCATGCACAAAGCAATACTCTTCTAGAACTGTTTCGAAAACTGGGAGGCATCTCGGATGAACCCACGACAGGCGGCATACTGGCAATCGGCCCCGATGGAAATACAATGGGAATGATATCTATAGACGAGTGGCTACAAGCCCAGAGCCTACGTATAAGAGGTTTGGGAGAAGCCCTCATTGAGATCAAGAACTTGGGACTAACCCAAAAGGAACTCACGACGGATCAACAGGCGATTCTCGTTGCAAAGATCAATCAACTGCGTGCAATCGTGAAAGGCCATATTGCTCAAGAGAGAAGTGATTCTGAAAAGGCGGTGGCAGAGTTGCGTCTAGAGAACATGCCCTTCCTTCAGAGTGAGGCACTGGAAGAACTGATGGCTCTACTCGTATCGGAGCCACAGCTGCAGCCGAGGGTCGAAGAACTAAAGGGAATGTTGCCGGCCTATAAGGAAAATGATATCGCCCTTGTTGGGGGCGTCTGTGCGCAGATGTCTGATCTCTTCCTTACTACGATGGCGGGCGTACCGGGTCCTCTCGCAAGAGAAAGGAATCGGCGTGCGCGAGAAATATTCCTGGAAACTCTGCGCCAAACCCTTCTCAAAGTTGTCCGCCGTGAAAATGCCGGCCAAGAACCACAGCCGATTCGTTGTTCACACACACAGAGTCTAGAGAAGATTCGGCGTGTTCGGAGTGCCGATGACCGAATGAAACTCTTAGCCAAGTTTCTGGCGCGTTACCAGGGTCCTCGAAAGGACAACTGGGTAACCTGTTCTGCGTCTCCCAGAGATGCACCGCATCATCTGATATGCTATCACGAAGTCCTACTCCTGCAGGAATACTTGCATCCGAGAGAGAAGGACACAATTCACAAAGAACTTCTTCTCGCCTTCAGCGGCGGCGTTTTCCACGGACGTTATATCTGTAAAAACTGCGGCCAGAGCATTTCGCAACTCGACTTTGATACCTCTGTGGAGTTTGATGATGAAGGGCGGCCGATGTCAGGTCGCGCTGTCCTCGTAGATAAAGATGAAATTGAGAGTGAAGAGTTCCGTCTTCTTCTTGGCGCCCCTACAGAGAAAGTGACCGAAAAGGAATATGCGGATGAAACACATGAAACGATACACAAATCCTGTCGCCATTTATTCGACGTCCTGGGAATCTATGCAGAAAAGGAGGCCTATGCCCGCGTCGTAGAGCGGGTGAACTCGGAGGTGCTGCGCCTACCTAGTCGCGAAGATTACGCGAAACTCTTGAAGGTGAGAGAAAAGGCGGCAGCAGCCACGGGGAAATCGGAGGGGAAACAGCTCGACTATGATGTATATCTGAGTCGTGTACTGGTCTGCTCCGTGGCTACTCATGTACTGATCGAAATACAGACACATGTGCCCGACTTTGTAGTGCGGGCTAAAATACCGAACTGTGTTGCGGGATTCTCAGGCTATCCCCTGGGCAAGGAGGCAGACAAGACGGGTATCAACTATGTGAGTTGCGCGGTGTCTTCCATCAAAGTGAATGATGCTCCGTGGAATATGACGGGCTTCAATCTACAGCCGAGTGAAAAGAAGCGCCAGGAGATCATTGCGGCAAGTATTATGAAGATGGGTGGCGAAGCACTGAAGACCGCTTCTGTGCAACAACTGATATCTCTGAAACGCGGATATTACGAGAAACTGTATGGAAAATCCACAATAGGATTGACAGAGACTATCATACCGCGCTTTCGCCCTACTCCCTACTACATTACACCCGAAGAAGCGACACAGGCGATTGTTGTCCCAGAGGCCGCAACTTCGGTGGATATTGCCAGAGCGTGGATTCAGTCTGCCCATAAAGTCGCCAGAGAAAATGGGACATTTGTGCGCGGCTCACCCTTTTCCGAAACAAGTTCCTGTTTCACCAATATTCAGGATCCTCGTGGATTCTGGAAAATAAAGGAGGCCGCCATGCCTGTACTTCCTTCAAAGGATCCCCCGCGAGGACAGGCGGCGACACAAGTGACGCTGCATTTCACTCCCAGAAAAATGGCTAGGCTGAGTATTGATCCTCCCGAAGAGCTGTTCTATCGCGTATTCTTGCGTGTATGCTACGATGGACCCAGAAAGGGATTGCCACATGAGCCCAGTTACACCCATAAATGTATACACTGCGGCTTCCTCTTCCCAGAAGATCCGTATACAGAGTCGCCCGCCCCTCCTCTCGTCAAAGACCTCCTCAAAGAGTGGCAATCAGAAATGGATGGTATTATTTTAAAGGGTAAATCGGCACTCGAATCTCAAAAGGTACCTGTTACGAAAGAGACATTCCAGGATATACTCGACACGACGCACACGCGATTCCATGTGAAATTTACGGAGGCAGAGAGGCCGCTCACAGGTACCATTTTATTGGAGCGGCTAGCGCGTATTGAACCAACCCCCTTTGAAGAGTGGCGGCCACTGCTACTAGACACGATCGCAAAAGCGGCGCAAATGCCGCCTAATGCGGATTCCATGACTGTGGCAGAGACATATGGGCAGATGTCTGATTTCCTGGAGTCGACCTTGGTCGACATGGAACGCCGTATTGGAGAGGCATCCATGCAATCACTGCGGAGTATTCTGAAACAATCTCCCAGCCAGATTGTGGAATCAGTTCGCACGTACTTTCTTGTAACATTCCAGCGGCTTCTTGTGGGATTCAATCAAGATTCTCTGAGGGTTCCTGGGGCTTATAAACTCCCCGTTCCTACTCAAGATGATGTGAATGCTGCACTCAAGGATCATTTATCCTATTTGTCTGCATTGAAGAAACACGTGAAGGGGTACACACAGATAAAGTTGGAACAAGCAAAAAGACAACTTTCTGCCGTGTTGCCGATCCTACAGAACGAGGTTCGAGCAAATCTCATTCCCGGTGGAGAAAGGGGGTTGTCGTTTTTAGTGGGATCGCTTGTCATTGGCATTATGGCGGAATTCATAAATCCGAATCGCGTGCCTAGTGGACTTGTAGAGCAGGGGGGCGCATTCGAGCCTACTGCTCGTGTACCGCTCACCATCTTGGAGGTATGTCTCAGTCGTCTCAATCTAGAGGGGTTGAATCTGTCCGAAGACGCTATTCGCGATATGATTGCGAGGAGAAACGATGCGGAGAAAATCACCTTTATCAATCGCCTGGATCGCTTGACACCTGAAGAGAAGAAGGTGGAGTTGATGAAGAAACGTCTTGGCTTAGGTGAATGGGCGGTCGGTGGAACAAAGGCGATTTTTGCCCTGGATCCGGATCAATACGAGCGAGAGAGGGAGCAGCGCATCGAAATGGGACTCGGTGATTTCGTAACGGATGCGGATGCTATTGCAAATGCACGGGCGCTTCTTGCAGATGATGCATACGGAGGCGGGGGGGCGGGGGCAGAAGAAGGGTACACTGTGGATCAAATGGCTGCAGATGATTTTTAGCGGAAGGAAACTCTGTGCTGAAAGACAGAGATGCGTGTACTGTTGTATAGCATGGTGCTGTATTTATCCGGTATAGCCGCGATCCTATATTTTCGCCCATCGCAAATGTTTCGTAATGATGGGCGTTGGAAGGAGTTCGGCGTAAATAGTGTGGAGTCAACACGCTTTCCTTTCTGGCTATTTTGCATCGTATGGGCTGTCGTGTCTTATGGCATTGTTCGCCTATTTTTTTCGGATGAAGAGGATCCTGTGAGTAGGGCGAGACATGTGAGAGGGGAGGCGGTGGCAATACCGCCGATACCTGTCCCACAAGCCCCTGTACAGCCAGAGTTGGCGAGCGGTGCTTCTGGTGCGGCTCCCCCCGATGCATCGTCCGGATATTATAAACTCGACACCGAGTTGATGAAACAGAAGGGGGTACCCAAATACATTTATATTGGTACGGAGAAGCCAGTAGATATGTATGAATAGCGGCATGTGCCAAAGTTAGGTACACCCTAGGGGTGTACCTAACTTAGCCTACATGCCTACAGTAGCGATGTAAGCACAATATAAGTACCCCCTAAAGGGGGGTACTTAACTTCAGCACATCGCGGTAGCGGCATGTGCCGTTCACTGTATTTCCTCTCATTCACCAGATGGCAGAGGAAGAGGCAAAGGTACAGGCTCCAGAAGAAATGGAGGAGGGGGTGGAGGCACAGGTAGAAGCGAGAGTTATCTATAAACCAAGTGAACCGTATTCGCAAGAGAATCTCGCCGCCATACGAGCCTTCTATAAAAAACGCGCCAAGAATCCTCTTGGCTTTACATATGACCCCGACGGTAATCTAGAGACCAAGGAGGGGGCGAAAACCAGAAAGTCAAAGGGGGCAGGCGAATCTGCTGGAACCATTATACTAAAATCATTCGTTCCTCTGGAACCTTCCGAGCGCGCCGATATTGATGATGCTCGTATGGAGGCTCTCGCGCAGATAGACCAAGAATACGAGGACGAGTTCATTACTCTTCAAACAGCATGGGCGGAATACACAACCAAGGGGGCAATGCACGCGGTTCTCAGCAGCAACCAGCGTTTAACAGAGATTGATGCCCGGCGAAATGCAGTACGGTCGGCGGTAAGAAATATGGTGCCGATCGAAAATCCGGCTGTACGCGAGATCATTCTCAGTGATCGCTACGAAGAGCGCAAGATGTATGATAGAAGTGATCCCTTTGATAAGGAACTCGTGCGTCTAGCCCTATACACTTTTCGCCCGGAAATCGACCAAGGTAAATATGTGGAAACACAGGAAGATGCAGATGCGGCGAATGCCGCCGCTGGGGAGGATGCATCCGCAGAAAAGGCGAGCGAAATGGCATATAGACAGAAGTTGAAGGATGGGCGATTCGCACGCATTTTCTACGATACTGATTCGGAGGTGAACGGCTTTCTCAGCCCGATGTGGGTAGTGGATTTCTCTGTAAACATCACAGGGGAAGTGGTTCGGTACTCCTCTCCTATTCAGGCCTATGAGACCGAAAGAGCAAAAGAGTTGGGTAAGGCGGAGTTGGCGAAGAGTCTTCTGAAGACTCGCTCACCACGCACGGTGCGTCTCATGACACGCCAAGTCCAGGGTCATCCGAAAGACGCCAAGGGGTTGTGGTTGAAGATTTACACCGCTGTATACGAAGAACACCCTATTTTAAAGGCAAAACTACTCGCCACTGCCTCGGATGCGCTTGTATATGCGGATACACGCGAAGGACCATCCTCTATAGGTCTGGCTGAAAAGGATGCAGGTGTACTGGATCCTGCAAAGTGGAAATCGGAAAATGCAGTAGGGTATGCCCAAGAGACTGTTCGATCCAGAATGAGAGAGGGTTCCAATGCAGAACGGGGGGCAGAAGGAGAGCCCGACGCGGCGGCTATTACCGAGGAACAGCAAGCAAAGGCGAAGGTGGGTGCGGTTATAAATGCGGTGCGCGGAGGCTGGAGACGCCGTTAACGTCATGTGCCAAAGTTAAGAACCCCCTGCGGGGGTTCTTGAATTAGCCTACATGACTACAGTTGTGTTGTTGGCTCAAAATAAGCACCCCCCTTAGGGGGTGCTTAACTTCTGCACAACACGTTAACTCTGTATGGGGTACGGCTTCAAGGTCGCTTCATTGGAATCACAATCCACGGTCTTGGAACTGTATTTATAACACATATTGTTCTTGTCTCGATACACACGATCTTTCATGTTCTGTGGATGGGGATATTCGTATACGACGGACGGCGGCGGATTATAGTATAAGAGCATTAGTACGCCGAGGCCTATTCCAACTGAAAAGGGTATGATACGAAAATGATGCAACATCTATACATGGCTGATATTTTATACCGCGATGTGCCGAAGCTTATCTCCGCATACAGCAGATGTTCAAGTTCTTACAGACTGATACGTTTGATATCCTATTTAGTTTTATTCTTGGTGTCGGCTGCATGGCCGTGTTGAAACCGGCATGCAAGGGGGCAGAGTGCCAAGTTCGCAAGGCTCCGCCGTACGATGATATACAGGCGTCGACGTATCAGATCGGCGGGTCATGCTACCAGTTCAAGGCCGAACCGGTGGAGTGTACGGAATCGGGTATTATTGAACCATTTCAGCGTTTTGTAAGATAAAGGAATTTACTCTGAATCTTCAGATACCACAATGAGTACGTTACTTTCGGAGCTTGATTCGTCCCCGGCATCTGGAGATGGTGACTTTGTGCAGAGTATTTTGAACGAGATGAATGGTGGACCCCCGCCGCCTCAGCCTCCCCCGGCCAGTTTCAGTCAAGGAATGATCAATGCCCCGAATCCGAATACGGTTGCTCCCCACGCAATGGACAATGGTCCGATTATGGCGCACATGATCGGGAATAGCCATCCTACTCCGGCCGATCTTACGCAGATAATGAATACGCATGTGGTTGCTGCTCCTCAGGGCGGCGGGGGCATGGGAGGGGCGGCATATCAGCAAGCCCCTCAGCCTCCTATCTACGCGCCGATCAAGCGTTCATGGCTGGCGCGTACTGCCGATGATCTCCGGAGCACCATCTCTATCGTGATTCTCGTGTTCGTGTTCAGTCTGCCCATCGTGAATTTTCTCTTCGCCCACTATCTTCCTTGGACAGTAAAGTCAACGGGTGAACTTACATGGATCGGTCTTCTTGTAAAGTCAGTTCTTGCTGGCATTACCTTCTGGATTCTTCAGCGTATAGTTGTGCCCCTATTGAGTGTGTAAGGGTACCGGCATGGTAGGCACATGCCTAAAGTAGTGATGTAGGCACAATATAAGTACCCCTAAAAGGGGTACTTAAGTTCAGCACATCACTGTAACGGTTTGATTTTAGCACACAACGTTAGAATAGGAACAGATGTCATTAGAGAAGAAGGTCGCCCCGCCACTGATTCTCGCCCTTGTCATTTATATAGTATATTCGCGTCGTCTTTCTACGGCGATTGCGACGATTGGTGTAGCAGCTCTTCTGTACGCGCTGACCGATTCGTGCATTGTGGTGGCCATATTCTTGGCGGGCAGTCTCTTACTGAAAGGAAGAACACAGTTCGATCCGGTGGGTATAGAGGCGTTCCAGGCGAGAGATCCGAATAGTATTCATACACGGATTGAGGGGGTGCGGCGCCCTTTACCTCTGGCACCCAAGGTGGCACAAGTGACGGGTGTACTGGAATCGCCGGATATTCTCGATAGCACGCCTCTACAGGGGGCTGCTACTCCGGAGGAGGAGGGTGCCTCTATAACAAGTATTCCTGCCCCGGCTTCTGCCAAGGCGAGTGTGGCCATATACGCACCGTCCGAGGATACAATTCCCGCATCTCGTGTGAGCGAGAACGCGCGCCCTACGGCAAATCCCTTTTTACAGAATGGCGAGGATGTAGAGGGTGTAGTCACTTCCCTGTTTGAAAGAGGTACGGATATGATGAAACCGTTGATAGGGGCGTCGGATGTAGCGGGCGTAGGAAATCAAGGTAATGCATATTAGTTTCTATATATTGAATATAACCATGGCTCTTGCATACGAAGGTGACAACTATCGCAGCAAGCGCTCGTACATTACCACGGGGGCGTTCAACGGCAGCATTTTCCAGTACACTACCCAGCTGAATGGAACGACTCTGAGCACGGAGGGCAGACTTACGGCTATTACGACGAGCCCTAATGGAACAACTCTTACTGCGACGAACTGCCCGAGGGGTCGCATTCTCCGTGAAGTGGGTGCCAAGCTCTATCCGGGTGTCCACCCTGGCCTTGCGGTTGGCGATACGTTCAGCGGAGCCGTTGTGGGAACTACGGCGACGAATAAGTACTGGGTGAAGGTCTTTGATGCCCAGACTGGTGTGCGCGGATTTATTGATCCTAATGCGGCTATCTTTACGGTCTATAACTCGGATAAGGCGCTTGAGATTCAGGATCCGTTTGAGAATGCGGGTGGTGCCCCTACACGCCTGGGGCAGCCGATCTTTACGGCGGGTGATGTGATTGCTGGGGGGCAAGTTCGCTCAAGCACTGTGACTACCGATAGTACAAGTGTTAGCGGCACACTAACAATCAATCCTACGCTTGGACAAGTATTTAGGTTCACGGCGACAATGAGTGGTGCTGTGACATTAGCGGCTACTGCCGGCAGTGCTGCTGCCGCCCCTGGTTCCATTGTGTATATAGTATTTGCAAATGGGGGTGGCCAAACGGTGATTGGGGATCAATCGACTGTGTTAACTCCTACATCGGCTACAATGACAAACGCGAAGGGCTATGCAATAACACTCATCTCGAATGGTGTGACGTTTGTACAAGTTTCAGCTGTACAACTTAACGTAACTGCTTAGTTATATTATTTCATTAGATGCAGTCAAATACCAAAGTTAAGTATCCCGTCGGGCTACTTAACTTTGGCACATGCCGGAAACCCCCTGTAAGAATAGGATGCCCGCGCGTACATATATGGGAAAATGCCCCCCAGGAGTCTTATGTGTAACACCCGCCTATATGGTCTTGGTCGGCCTCGTGGCAATAGGCGTTGTCTTAGCACTTCTCCTGAGCACAAAATGGTTCTCGCCTGGTGTACACATGCCCGCACCCCAAATACAATATGTGGAAGCCCCGCCCGTCCCTGTACAAATCGCCGCCATTCAAGGAGGTGACGACAGATTTACAAGAGCACCAAAGCCTGAGCGACACTGGGTCACAGAAACGGAGATTCCGACAAGCGCAGAGATTTACGGCAAACTACCGAGAATCCCGACACGTGGTATGCCAGAAACATATCAATCCATGGGTGTAATCACGATGGAGGACGGGCAAATACTGCCCCTATACGGCAGACGCACGGCATCTAGATCCGACAGATTTCAATATTATACACGGACGGATTCCTATAACCCGGTGCAACTTCCTATACGACACAATAGGCGTGATTGTCAGGATGATATTGGTTGCGAAGAACTGTTTAACGGAGAAAACGTGACAGTCACACCGACTAATCAAACGGGAACGGCGACCATATATCGTTTCGATGGCCCGACATATGTTCCGTGAATGCTACTCGATGGTTCCATAACTTTTAACACACACCTTTAGAGTTAGGTGAGATGGCAACATCAGGATCTAGTGTTAATATGTGCCCATCATCGGCAATAACAGGATTTCCCCTTGGTCTTATGGGTACAATAACACAAGATACATATGATTCTGTGAATGAGCCGGTTACCTGCAGTTTTTCATGGGCTTCTAGATCGACACAACCAGTATTCATTTCAGATAAAAGTCTACTGGACGAAGGAACAAATGGATCTTCTACAACAAATACAGTAGTGTTTGATAATACAACATATAACCTATATTCTGTGCAGTTTGCTTCTACAAATCCAGGAGCTACTTCTAAAGGGACACACAATGATTGGTTACTAGCAAACAAAAATGATAACAAAGAAGATATTATATTCACATTTCAATCGACATTTTCAAAATCTACGTATCAATATTTCATTCTTGTTATTCCGATTATGCGCACGGGTACGACGGCACCTGCCTATATAAGTGCACTGGCAGCTACTTCTGGAACTATACCTACAAACCCAGTTTCATTAGGAAGTTTATTACCAGATATTAAATCCCAGTTTGCTTATTACAGTTCATGTTTAGAAGGGTATTCGACCTATGCCAGTTCGAGTGATATCATTGTATTTGTATCGTTAAGCGGCATCAATGTTCCTTTAAATGTAATGAGCGCAATCGCTTCTAGGATAAAAACGGTAGAAGTACCTTTCCAAACAGGATTAAAAACGACAAAAACGAGCATTACAACTACCGAGTTTCCAAACTATGTGGCAACGACTAACTGGTTACTCAATCCGGGTGGATTTAAAGGGAGAAATCCAAAAGCGATTGCGACACGCAGAGATGACATAAGCAAATATAAATGCACACAACTCAATCCTGAAAGAGATATTCAAAATGGACAACTCGAAGTTGATTTGGCCACAGGAAATCTTCTCAGTGACATTATGAATGAAAGAAGAGATTTGATAGAAGATGCCACAGGAGTGTCACAAACAGCAAAGATTCAGACGGATGATGATAAAAAGTATAGTCAAAGTGTTACTAACGCTCTCGGTATTATGATGGGTATTATATTTTCTCTGATCATATTATTTTTGATCGTGAACGGTATACAGGGGGCGTTTGGTTATACAGCAGAGGAGCAAGCGGCAGCAGTGGTGGCTGCGGGAACGGCAGGAGCGGCAAGAGTGGGGGCGGCAGGAGCGGCAGGGGCGGCAAGAGTGGGGGCGGCAGTGGCGCCAGTGGCGGCAAGAGTGGGGGCGGCAGGAGCGGCAGGGGCTGCAAGAGTCGCGGGAGCTGCAGGAGCTGCAACATTAACGATAAGTCAGGCATGGGCGGGGCTTGATTCGACAACAAAAACTGCTATAGTAGTATTTTTCGTTGTCGCTATTATTGTAGCAATCGTTGTCGGCTCATTAGCCGCGGCTGGTAAACTTAAGTAGTAACCATTCAAATATGCGCCAACCCCTTTTCTTGCAAAAATTCACTCACTTCGCTTGGTTTCGGTGGAACCGTATCCAAGGGATGTTTATCATCTTGCGATTCACCTACATTCTCGAATTTGTTCGTACCAGATTGTTCCTCGGGTTCATATCCATGATCGTCCACCTCTGCCTCCTTCGGAGAGGGATGTTTCTCTCCAGGTACAAGGTCGGGCGCATTCTTATCCAAATCCTTAAACTCGAAAGGAGTCTTATCAGGCGTCAACGCCTTCGTGACCTTCTCCACGGTGCGCCGTCTATTCTCCAAGAATAGAGCGGAGACAGCCATGAATGTGGCGAGCCCAAGAACAATATCATCTTGCAGGATGATCAGAACAAGTACGAGTAGGAAAGCAGATCCAATCGTCGTTCCTACTGTCACTTGCAATAGCCACGAGGGGAAATAGGGGCTTAGTACAAATAGTGCACACGCTACAAAGAGTATAGTAAGCGTGGGCGAAATTCTCATATCTATATAAACAGGGCAAAATAATATGCGGCACATGCCGCTACCGCGATGTGCTGGAGTTAAGTACCCCCTTTAGGGGGTACTTATACTGTGCCTACATCGCTACTGTAGGCATGTAGGCACAAATTATGCTTCCCCAAGGGGGAAGCATATGTTCAGCACATGCCGATAAATTTGACGTAACCCCCTTTTGTAGTGCTATCATACAAATGAGTTCAGATGCAGATTTTATTCTCACAAGCAAGGGGTATTCTGTCCGAAAGAGCGCCCTGACTCCCGTACAAACACGGCGTATTCAAGAGGAACTTCTGGTTACTCCGAAAATGAATATGAAGTTTGCCAATAAGGCGGCAAAGGATGCCGCCACATTCAAGTTGTATCGCGAATCTCCCACGCGCTGGTACTTACCAAGAGCATGGGGGCGAGCTGCATTTGGAGCCCCTAGTCATTCTGTCGTACCCGAAGGGCTCGACTTACCAGCAGCGGCATTGTCTTTTCAGGGCTCGCCCTATGACTACCAAGAAGCCATTATGAATACATTTGTAAATGCCGGAGCCAATGGGCTTATCTGTGTTCCATGCGGAAAAGGGAAAACATTCATGGCGATTCGTATCGCCATAATGTTAAAGAAGCGATTCTTGGTGGTCGTCGATAAAGAGTTCCTGATGAATCAGTGGCGAGGCGAAATGAAGGCTCTGGTGCCCTCCCTGCGTGTCGGTATTATACAGGGTCCTAAGCGAGAAATCGACCCTGCCCTATTTGATTGTACCATCTGCATGATTCAGACAGTATGCGGCCAGGAGTTCGAAGAAGGTGCATTCAACAACTTCGGATTCACCATCTTTGATGAATGCCACCACCTCGGTGCACAGCATTTCTCCAAAACCTTGCAACGTATACAGACGAAATATATGCTCGGTCTATCAGCAACTCCTACACGCGAAGATGGTCTCACGAAAGTATTCACGTGGTTTCTTGGCGAACCCGTTTATTGGGAAAAGACTCGTGAGCCCGATCCTACAGTAGAAGTGAAAGGAGTCTTCATAGAGACGGATGACATGACCTACAATACGGTTCCTACAAACTGGCGTGGGGAGCCTGTTATGGCGCAACTTCTAGGAAATGTTCTCGGATGTGAAGAACGCAATAGGGAGATTGTGTCGTGGATTCTCGGCTTGTGCGATGAGCCGACTAGAAAAGTCCTTGTTCTATCAGAGCGCATTGGCCATTTGAATCGTATCGAGGAGATTATTAAGGCGTCAGACCCGACTCTTACAATGGCCTATTATATAGGCGGTATGAAAGAGGCTGTGCGCGAGGCGGGTGCAGCATCTGCACGGATTCTTCTTGCATCCTATGCAATGGCGAGTGAGGCGATGAATATCAAGACGTTGAATGCGGTCATTCTAGCAAGTCCTCGAAAACAGGTGGAACAGAGTACTGGGCGTATCCTTCGCACACGAGCCGAGCAACGCACGGTTGCCCCCATGATTATCGACATTGTAGATAATCATAGTATGTACATGTCACAGTGGAGGAAGCGCCTCACCTATTATAGGAAATGTGCATATCAAATAGAACGCTGGAAGATTGGCGCAGAATCAGGGGAAGTTCTAGGTTCCAGGGCAAAGAAGGAGTCAACTGCGGAAACAGAACCTCTGCAACAATGTTTATTAGAGGATTAAATGATATACGTAATCCCCTGACTCTGTAAAATCGCCTGAGCATCGCTATATCCCTGTAGAATAAAACTACTGATTGTCGTATTATGTGTATAGATCTCTGCAGGTGTGAAGAATGTCACATAGGTTGTAGAGAACGTTTCTTTGGCAGCAGCGATTGTACCCTGTTGCGCAGCGTATGCCCCCAATACAGTATTATAGTTATTCTGTGTTCCAGAAAACTCCGCCTGTGCTACATGTCTTTTTAGATCCATATCGATGGTCGACGTATAATATGCTTTTTCTGCATACCACTTCAGTGTGCTATAGGTAGAGTCTTGAGCTCCGATAGATGTGCTCAGATTTGTTAGATTATCTGTTTGGGTGTCGTATGCGGAATATATGTTTGTCATATTTGTTAAGAAAGTGTTCAAATTAGATAGTTTCTGATATACACTTTGTATGGCGGGTTGTGTTAGATCAACAGGGATGGGATTTATTATTGCATTGGGGGCTAGAGCACGTTGTTGACCCGTCATCGTGGATGCCTGTTGTACAGCGCCCAGTACTAACACTTCATAGTTTGTCTGTATAGCCAGACGCTTTTCTCTGCAGAATGATTCTCTGTACATGTAAGATGCCGCCTCTTGGTCGTTCAGACTTGTTTTGAGAGTAGCATCAAACCCTGCAAGATTGATGAGTTCGGAGTTGAGAATAGATGACTGGGAAAATAAGATGGCGTCGTTTGTAAATATTTGAGTATCGATGTTGCGTATTCTACTACGTAAATCATCGGCTGCACGCATACTGCTATCATAATAGGACGCATAGGTGCTTCTTATCGCCTCTGCTTCTTCTGCCTGAGCCTTTAGAATAGAAGAGATGTACATGTAGCCATTATAACTACTCATATACATATCATAGTCATCTCTCAACGTGCTTATTCCGTGAGAAATCGCATCTGCCTCATCCGTATCTCTGCGGATCTGCCTTTCATCTTCGTCATATAGGCCATGTAGGGTGGATGCGCCAATCAAACTGGAAATATAGTATGTGCTGTAGAGTTTTGCCAATCTGTCTGCCTCCGCGACGTCTATTTCTGCTTGGTCATACAGGGAAGAAAATCGTGCAACACTTTCTAAGGAACTCACTTTGTAGCCGCGCATCTTTTTTACCATTACATTCGCATCACGCACATTATTTTCCAGTTGTGTAATGAGAGCATCGTAGGCATCTGTATAGGCCACTTCCGCCAAACTCTTGAGTTGTTCTGTGGTTGCAATCGCCTCGTCCTTGTTTGCTGTGGCTGTCTGTAGTTTAGAATATGCCATAGATCTTGCTGCCCAGAGTGCCGAGTCGCCCAGAACGGGGCCAGATGCGGATAGTGCACCCCCCTTTTTAGCACCACCACCTTGTGGTGGAACGGTGGCAGAATATGCAACATCAACGTCGTTGAATGTGCTGAGCGCGTTTCCGTATATGTTGACAAGTTGTGTCTTTGTAGAGAGAGCGTATGCGTAGTTCTGATTTGCGATTGCTGCATCGTAGTCTTTTTTCAGTGTACTGATCGCATTTTGAGTACTCAAGTAATCTCTGTCAGCAACGGCTTTATCAAGTAGATTTTGTGTCAAGCGCGCCTGAATATCATTACTCTCTGTATACAGCGAACTGATTGTCGATTCCCAGCCTTCAAATATGGCTGTAGTATCTCGTAGAGTTTGGAAAGCGGATCTTTCTCGGATAACTGCGTCTCCTAAAATAGTGCCTGCGGGACCATCTCCTTCACCATATACTAAAGAGTCCGCCTCATATTCATCAACCACTGCTCCGCCCATCATTGCCCCTGATGCTGCGCCTGATTCTGCGCCTGATGCTACGTCAAATACATCTAATGCTGCAGCCGATGCCGTAGCTGATTCTGCAGCGTATGCCGTACCTGATGCTGCAGCGGATGCCGTGCCTGATTCTGCAGCGGATGCCGTACCTGATGCTGCAACGGATGCCGTACCAGATGCCATACCGGATGCTGCACCAGACGTTGCAGCCGATGCTGCAACTGATGCCTTACCTGATTCCATACGTGGTGCGCGAGTTCTAGGTTCACCAACATATTGTTCTAACGTTTGCTTCCGCTCAGTATAGACTTCTTTCCATCCCTCATAGGTATAATATAATGATGAATATCTAACTGCATCGCCTATAAAACTACTCATAGTGCTCTCCGTCATCGAAGACACATTATTCAACTCAGCAGTCAAATCATCAATATCTTTTGTAGCTTTTTCGATAATCTCTTCTTGTTCTTCTATTTCACGAGTGTAAGTATCTATATCGGCTAGTTGCATTGTGCTCAACTTCTGTAAACTCTCCTCTTCCTTTCGAAGAGCATCTAGTTGAGCGTCATTTGTTGTGATTTGGTTATTTATACCGTCAATCGTGCTTTGTGATAGTAAAATAAGAAGAGAATATTGATTTTGTACATATTGGTTTCCGCGAATAGTAGAATATTCTAGGCCTGCGCTTGTAGAAATAGCATTGCTATAACCTATTAACTGCTCAAATGTCATGTTCTGTAGTTCAGATTCCGTGCGAGGTATAAAAGTGTCTTTGAAATCGTATGGAATTGTCGGGGGCATATTCATGGGACCTGTCATCGTTATGTAACCGAGTTCATTGTACAGTGATTGTATTTCTTGGAATGCTTGTGCTCTTGCGGCTGACGCTTGTGCATTGGCCGCTGACGCTTGTGCATTGGCCGCTGACGCTTGTGCATTGGCCGCTGACGCTTGTGCATTGGCCGCTGACGCTTGCGCTCCCGAAGAGAATGTTAGATCCTGTGATCCTGAAGCCTGTGATCCTGAAGTCTGTTCAAGTGATCCTGAAGCCTGTGATCCTGAAGCCTGTTCAAGTGAGCCAGAAGTCTGTTCAAGTGACCCAGATGGCTGCTGTAGAGACCCTGAAGACTGCTGCTGTTGCAGTGACCCTGAAGACTGCTGCTGTTGCAGTGACCCTGAAGACTGCTGCTGTTGCAGTGACCCTGATGGCTCCTGCTGTTGCAGTGACCCTGATGGCTGCTCTAGAGACCCCGACGGCTGCTGCGAGCCCGAAGCACCGGAAGCACCGGAAGCAATATCACCACCTTTCATTGCATTTCTTCGCATCTCTTCTCGTTCTATAGTTCCTTTTTATTCCTTCTTAGACCCACATTTGTGACTACTAGTCACGAATGCACGTTATTATAAATAATGAGTTTACCCTTACCGCCGGCTCTTTCTACCAGTACGACGTCCGCGCCGGCTCTTCTTTCCCCCACGCCGACTATTCTTTCCACCACGACGTCTGCTGCGCCCACCACCCGTCTTCAAACACGCGGGCGTCATGCTTCTGGCCTCATAGGGCGTCTGTAACATGGAGGGAGCGCCCGTGGCTCCAACCCATGTACTAGGATTGTTTGAATAGCCAGCCGTAGGGGCAGAATAGAATGCACTATCCACCCCCCCTACACCACCACTCTGTACCGGATTTAACGGATTTGTCCTAGCAGCCTCGCATGCAAGAGGAGCTACTTGGGGGATACCGGATGTATAAGGCGTCCCCCCAAACGTGGCAGAAGATTGCAGATCAAATGTATATCTGCCCCCACGCTGCTTTCTCCCACGTCTGCCGCGAGTAGCCCGAGTACGACGCCGCCTTCTACCACCACCCATGCCCGGGAGACCACCCGTTCCACCAACACCCCCTGTTAAATATCCGGGACGCGTCTCAGCCATGCAAGAAGATTGCGGTGTCCAAGACAACCCAGTATCAACACCAGGTGTAATTGGTGTACCCATTGTATAACTTTGTCCTAGGCCACCACCCTGCTGTATTTCTTCCGCATTATCCTCCTCTAGCGGATCCATCTACATATTATGGATATAAAATCAGCACACAGCAGCAATCGATTCAATCATATACCCATTGAAATCTTTGTTCCACGCAGCCACTACCCATACATCCTCCGCAGAGTTACACGCGTCCCGCAGTTTCATACTTAGCGAAAACTGCTGAACGGACGCGCGACCCAGTTGCCCCCCCTCCTCATCAAACATATCATACACGTCTGGAAGCGAATCAGCAGGGCGAACGCGCGCACGCACTTCCGCCGCAGGCAGGCCACTTGTAGCAGTAGTTGTGAGAGCGGGCACAGAAGCCACAGAAGCTACGGGCACACCATTTGCCTTGCGCACTTGTTTCAAGCCAGCATGTCCCTCTGCAGCCTTTTGCTGCGCCTCTAAAAACCACACCATCCGCCGCTTACCAATCGCCTCTGGGATAAATTCCACGCTATGACATTCGCCCCACGTCTTCTTATTTGCAAAATCCTCTAAAGACATCGGTTGCGCGATACTCGTAAATATGCCTCCAAGCAATCGAGCATCGGGAATCCAATGGTGTTGCACGAACTCCTTCAAGTAGTCCCTGCGTTTTGAAAATCCCTGTGTACGAATAACTGGCTCTCCACGCCACATCCACACATCTTCTAAGCGCAGCCGGTGCAACACATCGTCGAGTGTAGCGATTACTATAGAGCCACCACCCTCGGAAAGGCTCGTTGACACGCGCATACGAAGTGTATTCCCTTTCCACCCAGCCTCTCCATTGCGCCCACGACGATGTTGAAGATAGATTGCAGGTTTACCGGGAAGAAATACAATAAACCCTGGATCGGCACGCCCCTCATTCTCCAAAACGTAGAATTCCCCCCTCTTCAAAGGCATCTGCACTCGTTCCGGATCAAGGCGCTGCCGTAAAACGAGGTCATGAGAGCATGATTCCACCAACTTGCGAGCAAGTTCCTGGAAAGATGCTGGTGCGTACTTTCTCTTCACCGCGTGAATCTCGCGATGACTGTTTCGAATGCTGCCAACAGACAGACCCTGTGTTTCCATTTCTACATAGAGATGTTGGTAAAGTCTTAGGCGGTCGCATACGAATCCCCCTTTGTCAAATCATTTGCAGTTACCGTGCCCATAAATATGCCCCCATTTTGTGCAAATTCGGGGGAAAACTGTGATTCCGATAGGACAGACCGAGGATTTCCAGTGCCAGAGGAGGCGGTTAATCCTGTTCCCGCATTGTTGATACCGGGGCCAAAGGACAGTTCAGGATGGCGCATAGAATCGTGTATGGGCGCTTCCATGTTGCGATCTTCGTAGGGGTCGACTGGTTTCGCTTCCGGAGATATGGTTGTCGGTGTTCCAGCAGGTGCTTGCATATTCGGTGCTCCGGGTCCACCGGGTGTTATCACTCTATCCTCTTGTGCCGGCTCCTGCTGCACAGGGGGCGCGGGAGAAGGTGTCGGGAGTGGAGGAGTATTTATGGGGCTGGCAATAGGCGGCCCCATCGCCTTCGGGGCAAACGGTTCTACACTCTGGAACAAAGAGGGACGATACGCCTTCAGTAGCAAATAGGCTACGAACAAGAAAATCCCAATCGTTAAGGCTAGTACGAGTGTATCAAGATCAAGCATCTGGTGCTAGGTAGGAAAAAACAAACGAAACAAATCTCCGGGCTAGTGATAGAAATGAGTTCACCCCAATCGCTTCTTGAAGGAATCATTCAGGAAGTGCGCGATGGTTTTGTTGAGGCGAAGGCTGATGGGAAGTTGGAGGCGGCTGAGGTCGTGCATATTGCGTCCCTGGCTTCCCAGAAGATTTATAAACTTTCGGGGATGTCTGTGGCCGATAAGAAGGCGCTGGTCTTGCTTGCGCTGAAGAAGGGACTTGATGCCGCGGGTGGCCTTCAGGGGCTCGGTGACCTTGCGGGGCTTGGCCCCGAGGCGATTGCAACGGCCGAGCGCCAAGTGCTGAATGCGGCACTTGCTTCTGTGGATGGCCTACTGAGCCTTGTCCCCCATTTGTTTGCCCCGATGAAGAGTGCGCTTGCGGCCTGTCTCCCCTTTTGTTCATCTGCGGAAAGTGTCCTGACCGCCCTTGCCCCGAAGGACGCGGCACTGATTCATGAGGCCTTCTTGTGTGTGGCGAATGTTGTGGGGAAGCCGCTTGCGCAGGAGGATTCTGTAAAGAAGGTTGTTGATCCTGAGGCTGCTGCTGCCCCTGCTGCGGCTGCCCCTGCTGCGGCTGCCCCTGCTGCGGCTGCCCCGGTATCGCCTGCAGATGTAACGTCCACCCTGGAATCTGTAACTGTAGAGCCCCCTTCTCTGAACCCCCTTCCGAGTATTCAAGCAGAGGGTACTCCTGAACCGACGCTACTTGGAACGGTACCCAATCAATAGGTGTAGTTGAGAGAACCTCACGCACTTTACCATCCTCCTCTTGAGTACGATCAACGACATGCCAGCATTGCCAACTTGTGTAGTTAGGCATATCGACCAGAAAACCTACATACTCTCCCGCGTCATAGATATGAATCTTTGACGTGGAAGTGTTCTGATGATTTTCCGTGGGTGTCCACACACACTCCATTCTTTATAGGATACGCATCGCACTGTTTAGCCCTGTAAAATTTGAGGATTAAAGGCTTATTCAAGAAATCACAGTAGGAATGCCGCCACGTAAGAGTTCGTCGTCTGTTCAAGTACTTCTTCTCACTCAAAAGGCGGAAGTACAGTCTGTAAATCTGAATACTGCCGCAGATGGCACGGCTACGATTGCCATGATTCAGGCACTCATGAAGAAGAAGGTCGCGCCAGAAATGTTTGGGATGTACAAGCACAAGAGTTCTTATCTGTACATGTTTGGTTATACGGAGGGGAAGGCGGGCACGGAGAACAAACATGAACTCCCTCCCCCGCACGACAATGTTCTCTGTTTCGGAGACATTGTTCTTCTGTGCTCCAAAGACGCAAAGTCGTGGTCTTCCCCTGTGGCCTTTCCTCCCTCCGAATATGAGGCATTCTATACGCGGGCATTTGGGGGATTTGAAGATCTCGATTCGGAGGGCGAAGAGGAGGAGGCAGAGGAAGAGGTTGCCGAGGGGGCTGACGAGGCGGATGTAGAGGAGGAGGAAGTACAAGAGGAAGAGGAGGAAGAAGAGGAAGAGGAGGAGGCAGAAGAGGAGGTTGTTGGAGAAGAAGAGGAGGCCGCACCCGTTCGTGTAGTCGTATCCAAGAAGCGAAATAGGCGCGTGGCGGCCGCTCCTGCCGCATGTGGTGGCGGGGCACAAGTATATTCTTCTTATCTGCACGTACCCGCTGACCAGCAACTTCAGCAAGAGCAGATGACTGCGGTGTACAATAGGGAGGCTTTGCCATCCCAACGCCAAAAGGTCTACAATACACTCAGTACGCTGTTCAAGGATCTTCTGTCAGAGGAGGAAATTCAGAAACTGGAGAGGTGTATTTACAATGGAGCCGTGAAGGCTTCTGGACAGCGCCACATTGGCAAAGCCTGGTCGCATAACCCCTTTGTAGAAATGTATATGATATTCGCTAAACACATCGCAGCAAACTTCCATCCCACAGCATACGTGGGCAATACGGAACTATTTGCTCGATACAAATCGGGAGAAATCACTTTCAAAGACATTTCCGAAATGGATACGTACCAACTCTTTGAAGATCGATGGAAGGATAGTTTCGCGCAACAGCAGGTTCGTGAGAAGAGGCAGTTGGAAGGTAATAAGGCGATGGCGACGGATCAGTTCCTCTGTATGCGCTGCCATAAGAGGGAGTGCACGTACTATGAAATGCAGACGCGCTCAGCAGATGAGCCTATGACGATATTTATCACATGCTTAAACTGCGGAAAACACTGGAGGCAATAAATGCCCCTACAAAGAAAAATGGCCTCTCTTTCTCCGGCGAATGTTTCTACGGTGGAGGTGCTTGCGCCTACGCCTTCCCCTACTTTCAAGGAGTCTGTAGAAAAGGTTGTGACATGCGTGGGGCAGGGAGGCGATGATCCGTTTCCTGTGCTCGATCGCGCCTGGGATATTTATGCTGGAAAGGGAGTTCGCACTGTTTTTGTAAGTATTGGATCATCCAAATCTGCCCTAGCAGACTTGGAGATAGGGGAGGGACTCGGGTGCCCTATTCATGTAGTTGCTCTCAGCGATGCAGAGAAGGCCTCGTGGACAGAGGTGCAGGGCATTCTGAAGGAGAGAAAGCGTCAGGAGACCGCATCCGCCTTCTCTAAGGGGGCGGAGGGAAAGTGGATTCTTCCGAAAAATGTGCGCCTGGTTGATTCTCTGCCCTGGTGGGAGAAGGGTACGGTAGATGTATCAGGGAGAGTGCTACCCACCCTCCCTATTGACGATTTTATGCGGAAGATCGCGGTGGAGATGAAGTTGAAGGACGCCCAGCCCCGCCTCGACATTCTGAAGATTGATGCCGATTCTTCTGCCCCTGGGCTGGAGAAGGCGATCTTAGGCGCTGTGCTCAGCGCCGGATATCGCCCGTCAATGATCCTCGTGAAGTGGAACAAAATGCCTGATGTAGATCTGTCGACGACCTTGGCCGCCGGTCACTTGCAGAACTCGGGATACTCTCTTCTCGGAAAGAAAGACAATAAGTTCCTCTATTATTTCTCCGACAGCGACCTATACCAGATATGCAGCTGGGAGGGAGTTGTGGCGAACAATCCTATTGTCACGGAGGTATTGGGTGCGGCCGGTAACATGAAGACATTTCCGTGAATTATCTCTGTATAAAAAAGAAGGGTAATGAATTCTATGAGAACTACCCTACTTTCTCCGCTGGTGGAAAAAAGAGTGCTATTCTTTTCAGCAAGGAAGTCCTTGATAGGAAGAAGAGCATATTCCGATTCCATTTATACGAAACAAAAACAGGGGGCGACGGTTGTGCGGCCGATGACGGCGGCTGCACTGGAAGAAGTCACTACACCCTCGCCGACGAATAAGGAACTATTGGAAATCGCCTTCACCGTTTCAGCCTGTTAGATGATTAGCAAGTCAGACAGGCGCCAATACTCAAACGTACCATCAGGCATCGGCCTCTTCACTATAAAGGGAAGGCGTCGTTGCTCGAGTTCCATTTTAGCAATGTCGAGTGGATTTGTAACATATTCAGGTACATCCACAAAGGGGCGCGCACCTTCTGCCAGTTGATTGGTGCGTGTACCAAGTATTTTCGTACGCTCATACACCGTAAGGAAGGGGGGACTCGTGTGTTTCTCATCTGTGGCTGCATCGGGAGGAGCAGCTTGAAGAGGAACTTTCGGAATAGTTGTTTCCGCATAATCAATAACTGTTTCTGGATGAAACTTATATAGAATATCGAGGGGATCTTCTACCTGGGGAGTTTCCTCCTCGCCAGCCTCGACATCTGCTAGCTCCTCGAACTCCTCACCATCTTCCCCTACTAAGCCGAAATCTACTTCTGCTTCTGCCATTATACTATATTACATTCGGAAAGGAAACGTTTAATTTTTAGCGGGGGGGGTTATTTACGTGTTTTCTAAAATTGAGGGCTTATGGACATTTAGAATATTATACATAGAATGGATACCACGGTGAATGAGATTTGCGAGGCTGATGCGGTGGCTACGACGGAGGTTGTCGCCGCCCCCCCTTTGAAGATATATGATAGTTTTGATGATATGGATCTCCCTGAGGATGTATTGCGCGGTGTATACGGTTATGGTTTTGAGAAGCCATCCCCTATCCAGCAAAAGGCCATTAAGCCTATCAAGGATGGGCGCGATATTCTTGCACAAGCACAGTCTGGTACTGGGAAGACGGGCGCATTTACGATCGGATCATTGTCGAGGATGGATCCTTCGCTGCGAAAGGTGCAAGTGCTTGTACTCGTGCCTGTGCGTGAACTTGCGCAGCAGATTGAGGGTGTTGTCAAGAATATTAGTACACACATGAACATCAGTGTCTATTCTGCAACGGGTGGCCCACCTATTCGCGAAGACATTCGTGCCATCGAGAAGGGGTGTCAGTTCCTGATCGGCACACCTGGTCGTATCTTTGATCTCATGAATCGGAATGTTCTACAGCGCGACAACATTCGTGTCCTTATCTTTGATGAGGCGGATCAGATGTTGGAGGATCGTTTCAAGGAGCAGGTAATGTGTATTCTTCAGAAGGGATTCCCTGAGCAAACGCAGATTGCCCTCTTCTCTGCCACAATGGATGAGGACGTCGTAGATATTGCCTCGAAGATTCTGCGCGACCCTGTTCGTATTCTTGTAGATGCCACGGCGGTTCCTCTTGATGGCATTAAGCAGTTCTATATTCCCCTAGAGCATCCTGATTGGAAGCTCGACGTTCTCGCTGATTTGTACCAGCAACTAAATATTAGCCAGGCACTTATTTATTGCAATAAGCGTCAGCGGGCAGATTGGTTGTCTGAAAAAATGACTCAGATGGGATTTCCTCTCGCAGTTATCCATGGAGAGATGGATGTAGAAGAGCGGAAGAAGCGTATGCAGGCATTTCGCCGCGGTGAAGTACGTGTTATGATTAGTACAGATATGCTTGCGCGTGGCATTGATGTTCAGCAGGTATCTCTCGTGATTAACTATGAGTTGCCTGTACAGAAGGAGAACTATATCCATCGTATTGGTCGCGCAGGCCGTTTTGGTCGCAAGGGTGTCACGATCAATCTGATTTCTCCAGAGGAGAAGCGTGCACTCGCGGAGATCGAGGAGCATTGGAAGATTGCGCAGGAACCTCTTCCGAATGATCTGAGCAAGGTGATCATGTAACGTCTAGTACTTGAATTAAGTACTTGGCGGTAACGATGGGAAAATTCTTTGAAAAATATTATTTTTTTAAAGGCATCTAAGGAGCCGCGGCCGATTGCGCCCCCTCACCAGTCACACGAATATCGTGACGACAAACGGGGCAATGTACGCTTCTTTGAAACCAGGTATCGATACAACCAGGGTGAAACGTGTGTTCGCATTCACTGAGACTTCTGGCCTCTGAACCCACACTCATTTCACTCTGGCATATGGCACAAATACCCTCTTCTTCTACGACCTCAATCACCGTTGCACGCTGGATCTCCTCTTCAGTGGGTCGTACTACAACGGGATCCATAAAACCCTGAGTAGGGGAACCAAGTTGTCCGAACATCTCGAATAGTGTGGGTTGCGATGCAGACACGCCAATGAGATCTGTTACGAGTTGTCGAGTAATATTTGTGAGATCTACCGTTCTACGTGGTGGTGGGGGCGGCGTACTAACAAGTCGAGGTGACGTGCTTCTTTGTGCCACATGATTCCCATGCAAAGCGGCATGGGTATGCATATGGGTATTAGGGTAGGTATTATGATAGATATGAGGATGTACATGTGTATGCCCCGTATGGCGATTTACCGTGCTATTACGAATCGTGGTGCTCGAGCCGGAATGATATGCAGCCCGTGCAGAACTGAACAGATCATAGTGTTGCCTCGTCTGGCGCTGAACGTATCCGAGAAGATCACCTACTGTGCGAAATGATTCGGGATCATATAAGATGGCCGGGAAATAGTTATGAATATCATCAAGCATGCGATTGTCGTACTGTCTTATGTATGGCATTCGACTACTACGAGCCATGTGAAATTGAAACCATTAAATTTTACGTATAAGGTTACAACAGGGAATGGACAGTCAAGAGAAAGAGGGTGGCGGTGGGCTTGTCAACATGGGGCTAACGTGCTACGGGAACGCGGTGATACAGAATCTTCGCCATTTATCGAAACTGGGGTGGATAATGGAAGAGGGTAAATACAATACGCTGTTCAAACGGGATTCCGCGCCTGGTAGTCAACGAGCAAAGAACCAAGATCTTACTCGCGCCTTTGCGGAAGTGATCCAGTTTCTCGGAAAATGTAAGCGCGGCCAGAGTGTTCGTCCAGGCAACTTCTGGACGCGCCTCGCACCCGCCGTGGAAAATACTCTTTATGAGCAGTTTGCCATGAAAACGTTCCATGATAGCCACGAGTTCTTTCAGCTGATGATTGAAACCATACACCAGTCCACAATCCAAGATGTGGACATGCGAATTGTTCGAGCACCACCTACTACCTCAGAAGAGACACTGGTGCATTCTGCCCTCATGGCCTGGCAAAAGAGTTTCGAGAAGGAATATAGCCCCTTTGTCCATATGTTCTACGGTTTATACCATCAAAAGACGATTTGCCAAAGGTGCATGAATGTTTCGCACCGCTGGGAACCGTTCAACTCTCTAAAGGTGGCTATTCCAGATAGCGGTCAGCCGTGTGATATAATGGAATGCCTGGGCGATGATCTCATGCAGGAAGAAGTCATTGAGGGGTATCATTGTGAAAAGTGTGGCCCTGAGCGTGGACCCGCTAAGAAATCTGTATTATTCTGGAAACTTCCTCTTGTAATCGTGATGAGTTTGAAAAGGTTCTTGAATAACGGTATGAAGATTCAGACGAAGGCCGCGCCATTTCCTCAGACTCCTGTTGATTTCACACCCTACTTCTCGGAAAATAGCCCTGAACGGAAGTCGACGATTCACTATACCCTACGAGGCATTGTGGATCATCATGGTCATTCTCGCGGCGGCCACTATACCGCCCAGTGCCGTTCTTCACCCTCTGGTAACTGGCACGTGTACGACGATGAATCTGTACGACAGATTCCCTCGCCAGAGTACGGGAGTAGCACGTATATGCTGTTCCTAGAGAGGGTCTAGATCATATTCGAAAAGGCCTCGATATCCCCATTTTTTATGTTGATTGTCTGCACATCCCCCATCATACCGTTCTCTCCACATATGCGGAAGTGGATGTGCGGCTCCAGTCTTCCATGCATTGGAACGCTATAGAGTTGCGGGGGTCCACGGAAACGCAGCAAAGCAGATCCGTCCGCACTAGCAATGGCTACTCCGGAGTTTTCAAACTCGCCATACGCCTTTGTCCAGTTAGGAATATCTGTCCCTTGTGTGGGATTCGGCTCTGCTGCCCAGTATACAACCTTGGCATTCGGGATAGTTCGGATGGTTACTTGATCATTCGCATTCTGCGGAACCTTTTGGGTGAGTGCGCCACTAGGAAGAACTGTTTCGCCTAGGAAAGGGAGATACATGTCGCGACGGAATAAGAGTGACAAGCCGGCCAGACCAATCACAAGATATACCCATTTCGCATGACGAGGTGCTAGAAACTGCCGCACAAGATCTACACCTGCAAAGCCAATTGCCAGCCAGTTAATCGCCCCCACTAGCACAAGTGTTACAATAAATATGTGCAGCCATTTGGTGTATACCATCATGTTCGGATCCACTTTGAAAAAAGACATTCTATATATAGAAGAAGAAAATGAGTGGCTGTGCAATACGTCGTTGGGGATCTGGTACACCGTGTACAAAAGAACCGGATACTGTCGCTAAAAAGGAAATGGCGGCAGCACTGGCCACTATGATGGCAGAGCGTGACAGGCAAGATACCATGTGGAATCCCCCACAGGCGGAGGCGGCGAAACCCGCTGCTGCAGCAATAGCAACTAAGCCGATAGCCACTGAAATCCTACGACCACAATAGATATGCCCTCTTGCAATAACTACTTCGGAAAAATATTTGCGCATCTAGCAGCTGCCCTTGCGATTTCTGCAGTCAGTGCGGAAACTTCCAATGTGGGCGTGACAATGTATGGCGACGCATCCCAACTCATACAGTTTCTCGGAAATCTGGCGATTTTTTTCGGCCTCATGTTCGGTGTATTCTTGACAGCGCCCGGCAGTATACCGAAATACGCGTTTTTCATCGCATTCGCATTCTGGACAGGACAGCTTGTAAAACCCTATGTAGAGGAACTAGAAGACAAATCCGCCCTTACCCAAACACTTGTTATGACCACCGGCGTCTTTGTAGGTATGATGGCTCTCGGCTTCTATGATTCCATGAATCTTCTCGGATTCGGACCCTATCTCATAGCAGGGCTTATTGGCCTTATTATAGCCCGTGTGGCCGTTTATACGCTTGGAACACCTGAAGAAAAAGCGAAGGGTGTCCCTTGGTTAAATACAATCGGCGTGGCTCTGTTCGCATTAATCACTGCATATGATATTCAAGTTCTTCGCGTATTGGCGAAGAGATGTAATACACTGAAGAAACTAAAAATAGAGCCTGACTACCCCTCGGAGAGTTTAAATCTATATCTCGATTTCATAAATATGTTCCTCAATATGGACAGCGATTAAATGTACATCCTACTGAGACTCGGATCCACCGACTTCTTCTTCAGGAACAAATCGATATGACTCTTCTTTACTGCAAAGGGGAGTTGGAAATCGGGAATGTGAAAGGGTAAATCCTTCGTATTGAAGATCCGTAGCATATTGATCTTCTGCACGACGCCCTCGATACAGCGCTTGAGTTCACGCACACCCTTCTCCTCACTCGCATACTCGTTGAGAATGTGTTCAACCACCTCGCGTGAGATCGAGACCTTCTCGTCGAGATTCACCTCCTTTAGAGCGCTCGGCAGAATGAACGTCTCGGCAATCGTCATCTTCTCCTTCTGCGAATAGCCGCTCAGTTCGATCACGACCATGCGATCCATGAGCACGCGATCAATCTTCCCCAGATCATTCGCCGAGAAGGCAAAGAGAACCTTGCTCATGTCAAGAGTAATACCACTCAGATACTTGTCCTCGAACTCCCCGTTCTGCACCGGATCAGTCAGATGCACAAGCAAGTTCTGGACTTCCTCACCCTTTGGAGTAGCACTCAGCTTGTCGAGCTCATCGAACATGAGAATCATCGACATGGACTTGGCGGCCACGATCGAGTTTACGATCTTACCCGAGTGCGAACCCTCATACACCACCTGATGACCCGTATAGGTGCTCGCATCGGAATCGCCACCGAGCGAGATGAACTGGAAAGGCCAGCCCAGTGCCTTTGCAATACCATTCTTGATCAAACTGGTCTTGCCAATGCCAGGCGGCCCCGCCAAGAGAAGCGACAGGCCGCGCGCATCCGGGTTGGCGATTTTACTTGCAATGAACTGCAAGATCTGAATCTTCGCAGCGTCCTGGCCGTAGATGGCCTCGTTCAAACAGCTGCGCGCACGCTGCATGAAGGCCGCACAACTCTCCGAGCCATCCGACAACTTCACAGGGATATCCTTGTAGATGCCGAGGGGCAGTGACGAGAACTTCTCGAGCCACGCACGCTGCTTGTAATACTCGCCCGCACCAGGATCCATCGACTGAAGAGAGTTGTACTTCGCCAGCACCATCGACTGCGTCTCTGGGCTGAGTTTCATAGAGAGAATCTTGAACATCATCGACTGGGAGTTCGGGTTGGCCGTCGACTTGCGCTCCAGCGTCATAATAAGATCCTTCTGCTTATCGGCGGAGAGACGCTTGAACTCATCAATCTGGTCATCAATTCCCCCATCCTCTACGGGCTTGGTAATCAACTTCACAAACTTCCGCACATCCTCTGACTCCTTTTTCATATTGTGCCGAGTTGGAACCATGCGATCGGGCTGCTCCTCGCCAGACCCGAAACTAATCATGATACCGGGCGCACCTGAGCGCCGACTATCCTCCTCTTCCTCATCGTAATCCTCGTCGTCCTCATCGTCATCCTCCTCCTCGTCCTCATCGTCATCTTCCTCCTCATCCTCTTCCTCCTCCTCGATAACCTTCTTCTTAAAACTCCTCTTGGGCATAAACCCCTTCTTGCGTGCAGGCCGCACCTCCTCCTCCTCCTCTTCCTCCTCCTCCTCAATGACATTCCTCTTTGAACGCGCCGCCCCCCTGCTGTTCTCACTGCGCTCCTTCAAAATCTCATTCCTAGTGCGAATAGCAGCACGCTTCGCACTACGACGAACCTGGCGACGCTGTTCGGGCGTGAGGTTCGTTGCATCACTGGGGGTATCAGTCTCCGTTTGAAAGGACTCCTCCTCCGAACTCACTTCAGCGTCATCATAGTCAATCAGACCCCGAATATTCCCCCTGCTATCCACGCTCTCATCGTCGTCGTGCGCACCACCCCCCTTCTTCTTCGACATCGGCTTCTTGCGATCCGGGACTTTGTTTCCCGCATCGGTAGAATCCTTCTTTGCCATCTTGTTGGTGGGCTTCTTGCTAATGGGCATCTCTACACGGAGAGGTGGTTTGAGATTTCTATGAAAAACTTTGCCGGGATCATTTGTCAAATTTTACCGCCGCCCCCGCGTACCACGGCGGCGAGTGCCAACCACCTTCTTCGCCATGTTACCTACCTTCGTCCCGATACGCTGTACACCCTTTCCAACCTTGCCCATGGCCTGATTGGAGTGGCGGGCAAAAGAGCTGCCAACACCCTCGACCCCCTTCATGCTCTCCTTGACGATCTTACCAGCCGTACTTCCGAGTTTGTGCGCAGACTCGCCCGAGGCCATGAACAGATGCTTCACCGGGCTCCATATGGTTGAAAAAATGCCACCTGAACGCGATCCCTTGCGAGTACGATTCTTACCAGCCATTTCTTTTAAGCACTTAGATTATCTTTGACGTCCATGAGAATAAAGCGAATCTTCGGAGATATACTTGGCAGTGTAGACTTCTTGGAAATAATCTCCTCGATCGTTGGCGCCGATAAGCTCAAAAGGGTTTGACGCGCAGACATCAAGAACGGGGAAGTTTTCTTTTTGAATACGCGGGACATTCGTAAGAGACAATCTGCATATTCCTCCAACATTCCGCGCTTATCCGATAGCGCCCCATTTTTCTGAATAGCTTCAAAGATTCGCTTGAATGTATCTTCCAAGTGTGAGAGTTTCATGATTTCGAGGCCAGCAAGTTCTGCAATAAACTGACTATATCCCTGCCTGTATCGCTTTTCAATGTTTTTCGCCACAAATGTATTGTACTCTTCATCCGCCTTTGCATCTTCTACGTCATCAAAGATACTGATATAGTTCTCGTGGAGTTTGTGCATCTCCTCCAATATAACAGCGTAGCGTGTTGAGATTTCCGAGAGTAGTTTTGCGTACAAACTGCAATATACTTCCTCTGAAGCCGCCTTCTTGAAGACCATCAGCATGAAATGCCGAATCATTTCCGCAAGATCTGGTTCACCAGATCCAAGAATCTGGTACAAGAACTCGCGAATATCGATATATGTACTCGGACTGAATTTGTTCAACTTCGACAGAATAATATTATTAAGGATTTTATCTTCCACTGGTTGCGAGGAGTTTTTAAACATAGATTGATAACGCGTGGGAGTATACGTGGCAGGGGGTTTAGGAGAGGGGGAGGTCTCAGAGCCATTTGACGTAAACGACTTATTTGAGGGCGGCCTAGGAAACTGGCCTGGAGATTGGCCTCCTGACGCAAGTGAACCGCTGCTAGCATTTCGGAACATACCGGGCGAACTTCCCCCCGAAGGTCCGCGCCTCCATTCTACCACTGTATTCAACTCGCAGAGATCTTTCAAACCGGCAATCACAGCGCATACATTCGGAGAAGGCCTTCCCATTTTTCCTTGGAAGGAAAGAATCTCCTGTATGTGCTGTGAAGGGGACGACGCCATACTATAAAATACTTGCTGTATAACCTTAGGCTGTATTTAGCCGAGTTAATTTTTCATACCGGCATGTGCCGAACTTATGCTTCCCCGAGGGGGAAGCATAACTTGTGCCTACATGCCTACAGTAGCGATGTATGCACAATATAAGTACCCCCTAAAGGGGGTACTTAACTTCAGCACATCGCGGTAGGTGCTGCTTCCGCGGTAAATGGGTGTGCATAAGTTTATAGGCTCAAAAAAGGAATGCCGAGTATCAGAGAATCTATCGCGGCCGGTTATGCAATGGTTCGCGATGCAAATCTTACTGATCTTGGAACCACTCTCGGATGTAGGCTGGAAAACGCACCCTCCGATCTACGGAAAACACTCGCAATGGCCACAGTCACCCCCCCTAATATATTAATACCTCGCCAGCAGACTATTATGCATCTACGAAACAACTGGCAGCCGTTTGCGGGGAACTGGAATGGGCGATTCAATCGGCTCGCAGAGATTGAGAAGGAGGTTATCCCCTTTTTCCGAAAGAATGGTGATGCAATGGATGCTCTGGAGGATGATTCCATTGGTCAACTATCTTTCCAGCACGACCTCTTGAAACCGATCAACCATGTTCCTTGGTTTCTCCTGTGCTTATCACTTTTCAAGATTTGGGTTGTCCCCTGTATGAGTGTGCTTCTCCCAATCGTAATGTGGATTCTTCCGTACTTTCTTCTACGTTTCGTGTATGGACTCCCCATTACACAAGAACAGTATACTCGTATATTACAAGAAATGATGTCAGGTAATCTTGCCATTCCAAACTTGGATGGCGCCATTGCTGCTCCCGCTCCAGAACAGCCATTCACGCTGAAATCCGTCCTGCAATATGCGATGTTCCTATTCACTTTCCTACAGAGTATGATTCAGCCTATACAGAATGCGATGCATTTATACAAGACGGATGGCGTATGCTACAAGATGGGCAAGCAGATTCTGGAGGTTCGCAAGATTGTACAGGAGTTCCGTGACGACATTGGGCCATTCAACGGGATTCACGTGAAACTGAATTTTGGTCTGGAACAACTCCCCGAAACGGATGTACGCAAGGCATTTATCTGTGTGAAAGATTACCCCGAGAATCTTCTCGTTACATTCCGCGATCTTGCACATCTGGAATGTATGTGGCGCATTGCGACGATGCCTGTACTAAATCCTATCATATTTTCTCGCGAACTATTTCAGCTCGAGAACTGTGTCGATATATCTCTTGTGGGTAAGGGGCATCTAGTCCCATCCTCTGTAGAGATGGATGCGAACAAGCAGCCTCATGCGATACTCACGGGTCCCAACGGCGGGGGGAAATCATCCTTCCTCCGATCTGTTCTCCAGTCCGTACTGTTCGGACACGCCTTTGGAGTCGCTCCTGCAACAAAGGCGCAGATGCCCCGATTCATGTGGATTGCATCGGGTATTCAACTCCGAGACAATCCTGGAAAACTCTCCATGTTCGAGACGGAAGTGAAGTTTGCCGCAGATTGTTTGAACGCCGCGAAGAAGTCTGGCCCCGGCCTCATTTTGTTCGACGAACTCTTTCACAGCACAAATCCCCCCGACGGTTCTCGTACTGCCATACAGTTCTTACATCGGTTGTGGAAGCACCCCGACCTCTTCAGTGTGGTGAGCACTCATCTTTTCCCGCTTGTGGGTGCCGCCCCGAAGAACGTGAAGGCGATTTGTTGTACCGCAAAGGAGGAGGATAATGGCGATATAACTTTCTCTTATGCCGTGGAGCCAGGTATTTGCAAGGTGAGTAGTGTACATACTGTCTGGGAACAGTTTGGCTTAGCGAAGCGCCGCTCCCCGCGCTCAAGCGAAGAACAGCAAACTCTTCCCGTCAAGGAGAAAGAAAAGGATGGCAACTGAGTCGATCGTTTCTGGCCTGATTGTTCTACTTCTTTGCGGGTCGCTGTCGTTCTATCTGTATGTGCGCCTCTCATTCCTTGAGAAGAAGGTGGCGATCATGGAGTCTATTCTTGTAGACGCCCGTGTAGCGATTGATTCCATTATGATGGAGAACACTGTTCACCCGGCGCACATTCCTATTGCGCACACGCCCGGCGTACACGTGTCACCCCCGGTAGCCATGGATGCTTCCGAGGCCGAGGAGATTCCGGAGGAGAAGTTCTATTCTTCCGTTCTTGAGCAGGCGCACGAGAATGCAGCGAGCCAGGACTTGTCTGGGGCGGATGCACCCCCGCCTCTACAGGAGGAGCAGCCCGTAGTTGCCGCCCTCCCTCCCGCTACGGAGCTCCCCCCCAACCTAGCTTCCATGTCACGTAATGATCTAGCAGAGCTCGCTATCAAGCGCGGACTACGTGTGAAGAAGTCGCTGAAGCACGCTGAGATACTGGCTCTACTGCGTCGTTCTGTGAGCACACAGAATGCGACATCAACAACAGGAACAGGGAATGTCTCTGAGCCCACAGGCACTGTTTTCCAGGGCGGTGCTTCTTTGGACGGAACTGTACCTATGGATCTTGCACAAGGTGGAGCTTCTCTGGATTAAGTTACACGAACAGTTTGTAAACCTTACACTACAACAGAGTTCATGGACGCGAAGCTTTTCCGGCTCCCCACACAGCCTAACTTCTTTGCAGAAATTGGCAGAGCAGACCCCTTTGACGCAAGCCAGCGCCAAAAATTCAGTCAACTCCCCGCACAAAGCATCCGATTCCCAGGATACGCCGCGCCCATGTCGGATGCTCGTCTGGTGACCAGTTATCAGAATCACTGTTCCCAGAACATTCCGACAGGAAGACAGTTTGCTACAAAGGAGTGGATGACGCACAATGCCGTCGATATAATCGGGATTACCCGTGATCGCGCTGCAAAACAGACAGGGGCGATTTACGGGCTGGATAAGACAGTCGTGCCACCTCCGGTGGGCTATGTGAACTGCACTCGTTCTGACTGCACACGCACGGCGACAAACGCCCCTGGGGGGATAGGAATGGAGAGAGAGCCTTCCGAAGTACCCGAGTTGTTCGGCACATGGGAGTCCTCGACCTTGTTTGGTCCTCAAAAGCCGAATACGGGCTTGACCACATTTTACGAGGGGGGTATCAATACTCCCAGAGGGAATGTCGATAAGAATACGACGCACGTGGAACTACGTTAAGGGCATACCGGAGTCTAAAGCAATATACGGTTCCTAAGATAGTGAATGTCAGAGTCGAAGACGATTCTGGCATTTGATATCGGGATTCGAAATCTGGCCTGGTGCCTTCTTCGAACTTCTGACTCGACCAATGTGAATCCGACCATCCTCGGATGGCAGAACTATGATCTTCTCACAGGCCAAGGAGCCGAAATAACAAAACAGAAAGTCACTTGTTCCACCTGCAATGTTACGGCGGCATACACGAGCCCCTCCGGCCTCACATGTACGCGTCACTGTCCCCCATCTCACCCCCCTTTAAAGGATCTGAGTGGCAATCCTCTCAAGCGCATACCCGATATGAAAACTCTGCGCGCCCTGGCCTCTTCTGCACCCCGCTCTGCATCAAAGGCAAAGTTGCTTGTCACCCTCGCCCTGACACGTTCTCTCCCTATTGAGAAGCCGAAAGTCAAGAAGGCACTGGAAACTGAACTTGCCACCCTACATGATTCGATTCGCACGTTTATTACAACGAATCTAGAACATTTCCGCCAATCCACCCACATTCTATTGGAAAACCAGCCGGTGCTGAAAAATCCCACGATGAAATCTGTGCAGATTCTTCTGTTCGCTACTCTACGCGACATGCTGCAGCCGACGCCACCCCCTCTTCGTCTCGTCCACGCTGGAAAGAAGGTGGTAGGGATGGAGACAGGCGATGCAGGATATAAATCCAGAAAGGATGCTTCTGAGGGAAAAGTCATGAAACTCCTGGGTGAGGCAAAGGTGGCGGATGCACAGAAATGGCTCTCTTACTTCAAAGGGCACGGGAAAAAGTCTGACTTGGCGGATGCATTCTGCATGTGCTGGGATGCGGCGCATGCCGTTTAAGGTTTCTTTTATATGGGTGTGTAAGATGAGTGAGCGCGCGAAATTCCGACTCAATATAGTCTTTCATAAGTTTCTAGTTGTAGAATGTTATGAAGAACTGGAAGAATCCGATATTGCCGCCCACATTCGGTTTATATCTGTGAATCCCCGCCTTCAAGGCGGTATACCCCCACAGTTTGAAAAGTTCGTCATTGAAGAACGTTGCCTCCTATGGTACAATCCCTTTATGCAACACAATCGTTTCTGTGAATCGAGTGTATTCTTTCACGCATGGAAAAACCCCGAACAGTTTTTACAACAACCCTACATTGGGTTTTTTCATTACGATATGGTGATAAAGAGAGAGGCGATCGATCATATTTCCAGGCACATTGATGCAGCAGAAGTATCGGGCGAACAACTCGTATTCGCCCCCTATTGTCATGTGGCGAGGCCACATCTGACACAAATCATCCCTTTAGAGGGGTGGGACAAAATCGTGCAAATTTATAATGCCATCTTTCGCAAACGTCATGGCGTGAATAGCATCTTGGATATGGAAATACCTCTGTATCATACATTTATAGTCCATCGAGATATATTTCAACGCATGATGCTATTTGCAGAATATGCCGTACCGCGATTGTTCGATATTCTTGGTGGAGATACACGACACCTACCGTTTATGATCGAACGCCTTCATGGTATCTGTCTCTTGTTACAGCGTTTAGATGGGGTGGGTGGGAAATGGCTTCCTCTACCCGGCGTCATTCATGAAGATCGATGGAAGGATGCGTGGGAAAAGGGAGGCGCGTAGTAAACGGGGTTAAAAAGAACGAATCATTTCGAAGAAGATGGACCGGCCTATCACCCTTCACGAGATGGAGAATGTAGCAGGTGGACTGGGTGGTGATTTCGGTATTGCCACCGATATGGGGAATGTGATTGAAATCTCTGACTCGGGGGCGGACTCTCTTGGGCTGGGGATGTTGGCGAATCCTGGAAGACAGCGGGGTCAGAACTCTTCCTCGAGTTTTTCTGCCCCGCCTCCCTCTTCGCAGCCTTCCTTTGGTGGCCTTGCCGAGGTTGAAATTGGAGGGTTGGAACCCATGGAGCCTATTACACTCAATTTGGGCGCTTCGCCCCCGGCTCCTGTTGAGATACAGTTCTCGAAGGCGGAGGAAGACAGAAGTTCTGGGTCGCTGTTCTCTAATATGCAGACATCTACGGCGCCTGGATTTGGACTCGCGGCAGCCCCTACCCCTCGTATGAGCCATGAAGATGAGAAGAAGGAGAAGATTGAGATCCTGAATAAACTCCAGCGCATGGAGTCGAAGGGTCTCCAAGTATCCAAGCGCTTCACGATGGACAATACGCTGGACGAGATGAAGCAGGAGTATGCTCGTCTAATGGATTCACGTAATCTGGAGGCATCGCTGCGTTTCCAGCGTCAAGCACTCATGTCCGTTGTTACTGGCCTAGAGTGGGCGAATGGGCGGTTCGATCCTTTCGATGTAAAGTTGGACGGCTGGTCTGAGGCTGTACATGAGAATGTCGAGGATTTCGACGAGATTTTCGAGGAGTTGTACGACAAGTACAAGGATCGCGGTAAGATGGCTCCTGAGGCGCGCCTGGTAATGGCCTTGGCCGGATCCGGCTTCATGTGCCACGTGAGCAATACGTTCCTCAAGTCGCGGATGGCATCCGTGTCGACGGATGATATTCTCAAGAATAATCCCGATCTTGCGCGCCAGTTTGCCACTGCTGCTGCTCAACAGGCGGGACCTGGGTTTGGTAACTTTATGAATATGGCTATGGGTGGCGCATCGGGCCCTGGTCCTGCTGCGAATGCCGCTGCTGCACCCTTTGGGTCGGCTGCCATGGCTGCTGCACAGGCGGCACAAGAAGCCCAGAGTCGTGCGCGTGCCGAGGTAGCATTCCAGGCGAATCTGGGAGGCGGTGGTACCCCGATGGGGCAGGTTCCTCAACAGGTGGCCTCTATGGAGCCGCCCCGCCAGACAGCTCGTCGTGAGATGCGTGGTCCCAATGGGGTAGATGACATTCTTCGCTCTTTCGAGGAGGCGCGCCGTAATGAGTCGATGGAGGGAAGCGCCTTTCCGAATGTACCGGTGAGCCCGCAGTTACAGCCTGCCACTGCTGCCGCGATTGAGATCCAGAGCATTGTATCGGGCGATGATATTGGCAGTGCAACGGAATCCACCCGCGGTGGAGGGCGTCGTCGTCGTCGTGCGCCCATTGGGAATACCCTGAGCATGGAAGTGTAACGTCTAGTACTAAAGTTAAGTACTCCCCATAGATAAGGCCACAAAGTGGCCTTATGATATTGGAGTTACTTAATCTTTTCGTTCTAGCCATTAGAGCCAAGTACTTAATTTAAGTACTTGGCGGTAAGCGCACATGCCGGTTGTAAACTATCTCAAAACAATGATTTTCAATCAGTGTTTTGCGGTATTGCACATCACGTTAGCCCATGTATGATCGCAGCATCTCCATATTTTGTTTGTACCATCCTGTGAGTTTTTGTTCCATTGTTTCCTTCTTCTTTTCTGTTTCTTCCCCCTCCTTACTACGATTTACTTTATCCTGTAACTTCTTGTATATATCTTGTTCTTCCGGGGTTAGTCCAGTGGTTGGGGCAATAGAGGGAGGAGGAGGAACAGGCACGGGTTCTCCAAAGAGGTACATGGAACTATGTTCATTGAATAAATATCCGATGGTCAAGATGAGGCCAATACTTAGCCAGAATGCCGTAAACACGTTACGAGTCGCCACGAAGATCACTACAAATAACATCGCACGACGAGCCCACGGATTCTGGAAAAACTTGTCCTGTTCTGCCGTAAGACTGGGGGCTAAATGGCGACCTCCCAAGTTCAATAAAATCATACTCATGCCGATTAAATACGTATTTGTATTGATTCCTACAAGTACCGCCTCTATTGGGTTGAGTGGCCCAGCGGCTGCTGCTACTGGGGGGGGCGGAAGACTCATCTCTACTGTAGACAAGCGATCATTTCCATTTATTCATCGTAACCTCCATGTCCATCACGTAGAAGAAGAGGGTAAATGATACCATAATACCGAGGGAATGATTCCATAAGGCGGCGCATATAATCAGTAATACGAGCAGCAATCTCCAAACGGGGATTGTGTACAACTTAACAAATACGCTCGGATACTCATTCTCGAATACAGCACCCTCTATAACATTCCATGTAAGAAACGCAAGCAGCATGACGTTTCTTACGAAAATATCAAGGTGAATGCCGCCATTAAAGTTCTGGATTTTTTTTAATAGAGTCCCTAGCCTCATCCTATCGATATATACCAAATTTACCGGCAAGTGTCAAAGTTACCGCGTGGCGGTAGAATTACTCGAGTTACTATTATCCTGAATGGCAGAGGTCTTTACCTTTTCATCTTTCGTGCCAAGAGGTGTTTCTTGCAGCACTTTCTCTATGAACCACTTATTATCCTCCGTAACCAAACTCACATCAGTGTCGTCGTCCCCTTCTGCTAGACGAAACCCCTCTGTCAAACTCCGGGGAGATACCGCGATGACCAGTACCGTGAAAAGAGCCATTAGAAGAGCGTATACCCAGGAGTACGTGTCAGCAATGATGATTGTTAGCCAGTATAGGAGGAAACGGCCGATCGTTGTGTTAGCCCGGAAGGTTATCGAGTCGGGGATTTGTTTGACGTATGTTATTCCGAGAACAAGGGCGATGCCGATATATATGTTCAAAGGCTGTGCATACTTTTTCAGTAAATCTAAGATATGCTCTTTTGCTCCTCCCTTCATAATGGGAACAGGAACAGGGTTGTTCATTCTTCTCATAGTTGGGTTGATTCTTTGGCATTTGGC